TTCATCTTCAAGATGAAATAACTCCCAACCCCAAACTTATAAAAGTTTGAGAAACCCGGCGGGGCCCACTGGACTTGTTTGAACAGTTGGGCACCCTTCCCCGGGGCTGGGTTACGATCGTCACGGACATCGACCCCCTTCACCTCTTGAGAGAGAAGGCGGACCTTGACCGCGTCGACATGACCATGTTGGAAATAATTCCCCATGAGTTTATTGCCGAAGAACTTAAGTTTTCCGACTTTAACAATTGATTCCTCACAATATCTCGCCATACGGCGAGCTGGGAAGTGTTTCCCCGGAGAAATCTTCATACCATTAACTGTATGGCTCTTACCTATGTAAGAGATATACAGAAGAGGTCCCACGGCCAGATGATCGTCTCCCGCACACGCAAAATTGCGGAACGGAAGTTCAAGTGGTACGTGGATATCAATCTCTCTAAGACGGACCTTCCCTAGTTGATAGAGATAGGCCGCCTCGCGTTCAGCGGCGAGATTGAGAAGAGTGAGACCGGCTTTACAGCCGGGGTCACCCATAAGAATACCATGACGTGATCTTATGACCTCGTCAGGGTAAGTGACTATTCTCGGGCTTGCGAGGAGATCTACACAACTACTTAAGTAGTCGGCAGAAAACCCCAGCCCATCGAGAAAGCCATGCATAAGCGGCTTAACCACGTCATGACGGGCGTGGTCTGTCGCTTCTGACAAGTCGCTTGAGAGGAACACAAGCTCCTCCTGCGACTCGTCATATTTCTTATATTGAGCTGCTTTACACCACTCAAACCCTTGGTACGCGGACGTAAGTCCGGCACGGGCCGAGGGGAGGAAGCTCAAATAATGGTTCATGAAGTGACCAAACGGTTGGAGGTACGTTGAGCACCACCATCCCGTCTTTGTCACGACGCGAACTTTATTCCCAGGCTCAGGCACGAAAGCGGCCTCAACTTCGGGATCCTCTCTTCCTCTGGCATAAGCCGGAGTGAGGACTCCTCTGTCGACTGCAGCATCAGCTGCGGCTTGGAAGATCCACAGACCAGTATGTCGATTTAGACCTGCATAAGCAGGAAACGGCATTCTGGCCAATGGATCTAGATAGGGTTCAAAGAGAACCGGGTTGTCGACCCAAGTAATTGGATCGATATCCTGGTCAGTTGCCTCTGAGAGACGAACAGTCGTCCATCTTGGCAACCCGGCTTTCTCCTCGATCAAATGACCGATAGGAGAGAACCGCTCTCTGTCCTCCAAGGGCACAGTTTCGCACCAGGCCTTAAGACCCAGCCGTAAGGCTGCGGCCTTCCCGCCTTCTTCGCGAGAAAACTCCACGCAACCTGATGAATTCAGACTTACGTGACCGGGGTCCGTCGTAGGACGGCCCCCACGTAACCGGGATTTAACGTCCCGGCCAATCTGCTCTCCCAAACGGAAGAGAAGTTCGGATCTAAACGCAGGAAGCGCTTTACATCGGAAACCCAAGTTGGCTTTGTGACTCTTAAGAGCCGCATCTTGTGCCTTCTTGGATCCCGGAGGGAATCCTCGCGTCGACGTGAAAGCCGACAAACGTGTTGCCTCCCCTTTGGTCTTGATTCCACGTCTTATGACATGGTCAAGCCAAATGATCCCAGTTCCAGTGAACTGTCCGTGGTCATCGAACCCAAGACAGCCACGGTCCGGGACCGGGGCAGACCCAATACCATCAGCTCCGCAGAAGACTGCATAAGCAG